AATATGGAACAAGTAAAATGCAACCAAGACCATTTATGCTACCAGCTTTTGAAAAAAGTAAAAAGCCAATAGCAGAAGCAACATTCAAAAGAGTAAAAAGAAAAATTGAGGAGTTGGTTAAATGAGTGATTTTGCAGTTGCTTTACAAACAACAGTCTATAATGCACTGTTAGGAAGTAATCCACTAACAACAAAGTTGGGTGGAAATAATATTTATGATTTTGTTCCAGAGGGAACATCATTTCCTTATGTTAAGGTCGGTGACCAAACAATGGTAGATGATGGTACAAAAGACAAAAAGGGAAGTGATTTTACCCTAATTGTTCATACATTCTCTAGATATAGAGGGAGTAAGGAAATAAAAGAAATTATGTCGTTAGTTTACGATGTATTACATGAATCAAGTTTATCAGTTTCAGGAGCAATGAATAATATGAGATTTGAGTTCTCTGATATCATTAAAGAGCCTGATGGCTTAACAACACATGGAGTCCAAAGGTTTAGAACTTTTGTACTAACAAATTAAAAATAACAGGAGGAATATAAAATGGCGGCAGGAAAAGGAAGTAGCTTTTTATTAAAAGAAAACAGCACAGGAACACCAGCAACAGTTGGTGGTATGAGAAGTACATCAATGAGTATCAATGGAGAAATGGTTGATATCACAACTAAAGATTCAAATGCATTCATTTCAAGTGGAAATGACAAAGCAAGAGATATTTTACAAGGTGGTGGTATTAGAAGTATGTCTTTATCAGCAAGTGGAGTATTTACAGATTCATCAACAGAAAACCTTGTAAGAGGATTTGCTTTTGATGGAGCAATACAAAACTATGATTTAGTATTTTCAGATGGCTCAAAGATAGCAGGTGCATTCTTAATAACAAGTTATGAAAGAGCAGGAGAATTTAATGGTGAGGAAACTTACTCTTTGACTCTTGAATCTTCAAATACAATAACATATACTAACGCATAATAATATTTGAATTATGGATTATACAGATGGGTTTAAAGTGGTAGAGATAAAATTTCAAGGCGAGTCCTATAACGCTTTTTACAAGGTCACTAGAAAGGGAGTAATTATCGTTGAAACAAGAAAAGATGTTCCTATCAAACCCTATGATAAAATAACACTCGGTGTCGATGAATGTGTTGTTCAGAAAGTACAAGTTTTTCAAAGCAGGTGTGAGATTACTTGCGAGGCAGTAAAGTCAAGCGATATAATCAAAGCTAACAAAACTTTGAAAAAACTTAAAAAAGCTGAACAATCAACAGAAAAGGATACCGATGGCGAATCAGTATAGAGGCGAAATTAAAGGTAAGTTGGGAGATAAGGAAAGAACTTTCCGACTTACCTTTGAATCAATAGTTAATATAGAAAATAGAACAGGTAAATCAATTTTAGATATTACTAATGCTATGGCTAATAATAATTATGCAATGAAAGACATTACCATTGTTATGCACGAAGCATTGACAGGAGCTGGTGGTAAATTCACACAACCAGCTGTTGGAGATATGATAATGCAAACAGGTATGATAAAAGTAGCATTATTATGTTCAAATATATTAATGACTATTTTTACAGGAGATAAAGAAGAAGAAGATTCCCCTTTAGTACAGGGGGAGAACGAGCAGACAAATACCCAATCCAGCAATTCTTAGAAATAGGTCTTGGTGTATTAGGATTCTCCCCTGATGTATTTTGGGGTTTATCAATTACAGAATTTAGTTCAGCACTTAATGGTTGGAAAATATCAAAAGGCAACAATAAAGCTGAACCAACACAAAGAAAACAAATGGAGGAACTAATGCGAAAGTTCCCAGATTAATATTATGGCATCAAATTTAGCAACAATTAGAGTAGAACTTATAGCAAACGCACAAAAGTTTAAAAAGAATCTTGATCAAGGTGCTCAAGGTTTAAAGAAACTTGATAAAGCGACTGCCAAAACAACAAAAGGCAGTAAGAAAATGCAAGAGGGCTTAAGAAATGTTGCAGGTTCTATTGCGGCAGTACAAGGTCCACTTGGTCCAGTAGCTGGTAGGATAAGCTCTATCGGTGCTATTATGGGTAGAGTAAGTATTGCAGGACTCGCCCTTACAGCAGGATTAGTTGCAGTTGGAGCAGGATTTACTAAACTTATCAGAGCAGGAACTAATTTTGAATCACAACAACTTAAAATTGCGGCATTACTTAAAGCAACAGGTGGCGCGGCAATGCAAACTGGTACTGACATTGAAGAAATGGCAGTCAAAATTGGTAGAGGTACTTTAGCAAGTGTTCAAGGCGCAAGAGATGCGGCAGGAGTATTATTAACTTTTAAATCTATAAGTGGAGATACTTTTGGAGAAGTTTTAAAACTTACTCAAGACCTTGCGGCAGTAGGTTTCGGAACAATGAAAACTGCGGCACTTCAATTAGGTAAAGCATTAGAAGAGCCAGAGATTGGACTATCTGCTTTGCGTAGAGTTGGTGTTTCTTTTACTGAAAGTCAAAAAGAGCAAATTAAAGTTTTATCTTTAACTGGAAGACAAGCAGAAGCACAAGCATTAATTCTTAAAGCACTTAAAGAGCAAGTTGGTGGAGCAGGAGAGGGTGCGGCAGGAGGATTAGCAGGTGCATTTGATACTTTAGGAGAAAACATAACATTATTCTTTGAAAAATCAGAAATGGGTCAAAAGATAGTTCAAGGATTAACAACTGCTGTTAATTTTTTAGCAGATGCTTTCGGTAAATTTGTCCCTGATATAAGAGAACTGCCAAGTGATTTAGAGGGTCTTCAAAAAGCATTAAAAGATACCGACAAAGAAATGGAAGCACAGGCAAAAGTTGTTATTGCTCTTAATGAAGAACTTGAAAAAATGGGTCAAGTTGGAAGAAACAACGCAGACCAAAAAAAAGATTTAGTAGAAGAAATTAGATTAGAACAAAAAAAGCTAGAAACATTATCAGCTCACAGATTAAGAATTACAGAAAATATAGATTTACAAAACAAACAAGCAACTGCAGTAAATAAAGCTGGAGAGATATCTGCAAAACATTTAAGAAAAAGAACTAGAGGTCTTGAAGATGAATTAAGATTATCAACTGCAATAAGTGAAAAACAAAAATTTATAGTAGGTGAACAAATTAAATTAAGAACAGCACTTATTTCTAAGTTAGGAGATAGTGCAGATGCAATGAAAGCGATTAACGAAATAATGGCTATACAACAAGGGCATTTTGAAGCTGAAGCAAGAGTGATGGTTGCATTCAGAGAAGAACTTGCACAAGTAGATAAAATAGCAACAGGTGTAGCAAATGAGATAAGTAAAGTTGGAGATACTATTGTTGATGCCTTTTTAAGAGGTAAAGCAGGTGCATTAGATTTTAAAAATATTTTAAGAGAATTAATAATAAGTATTCAAAAAACTATTATACAAACTTTAATTTTAGATGAAGTTAATAAATTTGTAAAAAATAGTATTAAAGGAATATTTAATCCTACTGCTAATGTTGGAGGTAGAGTTTTAAGTCCAGGAGATGGTATGGCAGGTGGTGGTACAGTTCAAGCAGGAAAACCAACATTAGTTGGAGAAAGAGGTCCAGAATTATTTGTGCCTAACACAAGTGGTGCAATTAAAAACAATGCTGATACAAAACAAATGGTTGGAGGAGGTGGCGGAATAAATGTCACTCAAAATTTAAACTTTGCAGTAGGAGTAACTAATACAGTAAGAGCAGAAGTTATGAATATGTTACCAGCTATACAACAATCAACAGTCCAAGCAGTTGCAGAAGCCAAGCAACGAGGCGGAAAATTTAGCAAAGCATTCGGAAGTTAATTATGGCAGTATTCACACCATCATATCCTTTGACTTTACCAACAGCCACAGGAATAACAACACAGAACTGGGGATTGAATAGAGTTGTTGCAGTAACAGAATCACCTTTCACTTTACAACAACAAATATTTGAACACGAGGGTTCACAGTGGAGATGTACTATGACATTACCACCAATGAAAAAAGATAAAGCCGCAATATGGTTAGCTTTTTTTATGTCATTAAGAGGGAGAAGAGGAACTTTTAAAATGGGCGATCAAGACAGAAAGACTATTCAAGGAACTGCAACAGGTACAGTAAGAGTTAATGGTGCAAGTCAAACAGGCAATCAAGTTGCTTTAGATGGTTTTACTGCAAGTCGTGCAAATGTATTTAAAGCTGGTGATTACATACAGATAAACTCTTATGTTTATATGGTTATAGAAGATGTTAGTGCTAATGGTTCAGGAGAAGCCAATGTTAAAATAGAACCAGCATTGAGATCAACAATAGAAACAATCAACAATGACGATACAGTCGTCTATACAAACACAACAACAATTATGAGATTAGATTCAAACGAGTTTAACTGGGATACAGATAAGGTAAGCAATTATGGGATATCCTTTGCTTGTAGTGAGGTGTTATAATGAATTTAGCAGAATTATTTAAAAAAAATATTATATTAATACCAGTTGTAGCTTCAATATTAGTTGGAACATTTACATCAATTAGATATGTATTAAATTTAACATCAACTATTGATGATAATAAATTAGAAATTATTAGATTAAGTAGTGAACTTGATCTAGCTAAAAAAAATATAACAGATATGAATACAAGATTAACTTCTGCTGAATCTACATGGCAGATGGCAGAAAATTTATATAGACAATTAGCAGATCAAGTTAGAGAACACAGCTATGATATTAAGGATTTAAACAGATAAGGATTTATGAATAATGGAGATTGCCAAGATGAACTACTACTTTACAGGAATTTTAGTTGTATTGATGCTTCTATTAGCATTATTTATGAAACCAGCTCATGCAAGAAACGAATATCTTAATGAATATGGTGTAAGGTGCGGAGAAATTGATTTAAGAGTAGAAGATAGGAATAGAGATACAGATTATAGAACATCTAATAACAGTGACTATGATAATGATGAGCAAAATTTTAGTATAACTTTCAGAAAGTATCTAGGTACAGACTGTAAGACTTCAAAAGAGAATGTAGCAATCAAACAACAATTAGAACTAATGAAAATGTGCGGTAGAGTTAATAGCAATCCAAGTTTAGCTCACAATGAAAATTTTAAATTATTAGTATCTAAATGTAGAGGTGTTACTCCATCAAGAGATAACACAAGACCTAATGATTCAAAAAGCCATTGGGATACTATTAAAGACGAATATAAAAAAGAAAACCCAGATATAACTCTAATGGGAGATAAATTTATTGGTCCACCGAAAGAAAAAAATTTGAAAATGCCACCGAAAGACTTTAAATTACCGAAACCAGAATGAGTAGAAAATTATTAAAAATTATAGTAAGGTTGCGTATGTTCTATTGTGATATTAGAGGTCATCATGGCAAGAGATGGGATTATGAGCCTGGAGATCATTATATGGGTATGAACAAAAAGAGAAAAAAATGAAAAAATTAAAAAGATACTTTAGAAAGATTCTAAACTGGATATTAAAAGGATACGAATGAAAGTAAGTGAAAATTCAAATATACAATTACCATTAAGAAACTTAATTTCAATTATAATAGCAGTAGCGATAGCAGTATGGAGTTATTTTGGAATTATTGAAAGACTCAATACTATCGAAACAAATGGCAAGTTAATGATTTCTGATGTTGAAGAAAATACAGAATTTAGAATTAAGTGGCCAAGAGGAGAAATGGGATCACTCCCAGCAGATAGCGAACAATTTTTACTAATAGAAAATATGGTAGTTGAAATTGAAAAGCTAACTGAAAGAGTAGATGGCATGATGAATAATAAAGTTAATATAGAAAGATTAATTAAAGATGTTGATAAACTTACATATCAATTAGAAAGTTTAAAAGATAAAGTTAGAGCAAATGGGACTTATAAATGATCGAAATTGTTGTAGCTTTATTAATGCACTTTAACGGAAATATTGTTGAGCATACTTATAAAGAAAAGATGTCAGCTTGTCTTAAATCTAAACGAATAGCTGAGAGAGAAGTAAGGCCTGATCGTGTTCAATTCTCTTGTAAAAAGATAAAAGCAGAAACAGAAATATATATGGGTTCTAAAAAGATTTTAAGAATAATATCATTGAGTAAATAGCATATGAAATATATGTTAGTCTTACAAATCTGCTCTGCTATTTATCAACAATGTTCTGATCCTCAACCTAATTTTAACTACTATAACAGCTTTTATGATTGTGCTACTGCTGGATATTTAAATGCAATTACGATACACCAAGAAATAGGTATGCAAGAAGTTATCAATGGTAAGATAATGGTAAATTTTAAATGTGAGGAAATAGTATCTAGTTAATATGAAGATTAAATTAACTAAGCCACAATACGAAGTTAGTTCGTCAAAGAAAAGATTTAGAGT